CTTCTATTTGAGAAGGGTAAAGCCTCTAATGAAATCCTTCAATGTTTTGAAAGGGTAAGAGTCGCTTATCTTTCTGCAAGAACCGACCCTAAAGAGTACGGTTCAAAATGGAGAAGTGCCGTTGAATATCTTAGAGATAACTACGATGATTCAGACGAGTTTGGAGAAGAGTTGAAAAAGTACATTGATTCTAAAGACTTAGAAAATGAAGATGCTTTAGATGTTACCACCACTATTGCTGAAAAGGTGTACGAATCAGTAAAAAGAATGAGATATGCTTCTGAGCAAGTTTCTGACCCTTTCTCTAAAAACTTCAAGGATAATGTTCTTGAAGCATTATTAGAATCACCTGAAACAATGGTTAAATTTGTGCATTATGCTATGAGAAATGACAATAAGGCACTTAATCCATCCATTTACAGCGTTAAAGACATGGAACCTGACACCATTACAGACGGTCTTATGGGTCTTGACCTACAAGTGGAGGATATACCCCTGTATATTATCGAACACTATGGGGATGGAAAAGACTCAAAGAAGGTAGAAAAGAAAGTAAAGGCCGCACTTAATATGTTGGAGTTACTCTTCTTTTCTAAACATAGCGAAGAAGAATGGGAAGAGTTAGAGGATATTGATATGGAATCTGAAACTCCCAAAAAGATGATACAGAAGTCTGAAACACAGAAGGGCAAAACTGATTTCATAACGCCTAACAAACCTATGTATAGAATATTTGATATTGATGATATTAATGAATTAAAAGGATTTAGTGGAGAATGGGTTGTTCAAGAAAAGTATGATGGTATGAGAATACAACTGCATAAAATAGATGATAACATTAAGGTATATTCTTACAATGAAAAGGACATCACGGATAAATGTAAAAACATAGTGGATGCTCTAAAGAAGAAGCATTTCGGTGATTGCATATTAGATGGTGAATTGATATTGTTTAATGGTGAAGATGCACTTCATAGAGCAGATACAATTGCTCATGTGTTTAAGGACAAATATCCTGATGCTAAACTAAAAGCACATATGTTTGACATTATGCGACACAATGAGAAGTCTGTTGCTGATGAACCGTTAAGTGATAGAATGAATATTATGTTCAATAATTATTCTGTTCATTCAAGTGAATACTTAAACTTCCCTTCAAAGAAAGATACTCGTATGGCTGATTCAATTAAGGACATAGAAAACTATTCAAAAGAAATCATGGATATGCCAACTTCTGAAGGTGTAGTAATTAAGGATGCTACTTCTACTTATTATATAGGAACACGAAAGAATCCTAAATGGATTAAGTGGAAAAAGTTTGTTGATTTAG